CCCACAACTAAAGTGGTGGCACTAGCAGTACAAGAAAACGTACCATTGACACTGGTAATGGTCACGCTGGACAGGGTGCTGCTTGTTGTGCAAGTAGCCGTTATAGATGCGGCTCCCGGTGCGGTGGATAGTAAAAACGTAGTTGCAGACAAAAAGCGGGTGTAGTAGATTGTGCCCACCAGCAGGCCTGTGGGTAATGCCCCAGAGGTCTCAAGAACAATTGGGGTCAGATCAGGCAGGTTTATTGTGGTACTGACAACGCAGGGGGTGGCGATTGTCAAGGTAATAGTAGCTGCTTGGTATCCAATGGTGGCATCCCAGTAGTACAGCGGCCCACCCCTTGGGCCATACAACAGGTCTTCACCAAAGTTAAATTGGTTCCAAATCCTCAGTGCTTCAGCAGAGGCTGCACTGTTACCCCAAGTGCCAGAAGCCCAAGGCCCAGAACCCCATCCAGACAGCGGTGAAACGATTGAAGAGCCGGGGTTGACTTGGTACACAGCATAGACTGTCCCGCCGCCTGTAGCCACCGATGGCGTACCTGCAACGGTGATGGTGTATGTTGTGCCAGCAGAATACGTTATCTGGTATTCACCAACTATTTCAAACCCGCCAACTAGTGTGCCCGGTACACTGTTCGAAAACGTCACAAAGCCGTTGTTGATATAGCCGCCAGTGGCGTCCGTGACTGTAACTGTGGCAGTGCCGTTTGTGGCAAACGGATTGGTTAGTGTGTGGACGGTCTGCGTGGGCGTGATGTCGTAGTAAGCGCCGCCGTTTTCAAGATAGAACTTGAGGTGCGTGCCAACCCCAATGAGGTTTTGGTAACCCAGCGTGACCCAGTTACCTAGGGAGCGGCAAATGCCTAAGAATGTGTAGGCAGAGATGCGTAGCCAGCCGCCTATCTTTTCAGGCGTGCCTTGCCGAAACCGGACGTTATCCGACTCATAAAACCCGCCTTCATTGCTGTAACGGGTTCCTTCCCTGTTTACACCGGGCTTGAGTTGAATTTTCTGTAACGGCATTTTTCATCCTAAGACAGGAACAGGGCACGTTCGTCATTGCGGCGCTTGACTAGTCCCGGCAGGATTTTACCCCCGCCCCTCGTAAACTTCAAGAACTCGTCGGCAGCTTCCTCAATTTCTCCGCGCAGAACCTTCTGACGGAGGGTGCTTCGCTGTACTCCCCCCAGACCCAGATTGAAGCTAAAGCTGACAAGAGCATCGTTTTGACCCACGGTAAGCACCAGAGGAAAAAGTCGGGCGACCCCAACCTCAAATCGCTGGAGATCAGCACTAAGGAGTCCATCTACTTCGTCTTTTGAAAAAGTACGGTTGTCATTTGGCTCCAACGGGAAAGCGTCTCTCTGATCCAGAGGTAAACGACCTTGAGCGGGGTATAAAACATGTCCAACTCCAATTGTGAAAAGACGCGCCGGGCATCTATATGGCTTGTATCGCACGCCTTCGTGATGCTTGATCATCTCCTTGCAGCGGTCAGAGACTTTCAATCCCTGCTCCCCTTGAACGCACGGCCCCCGAAATGGAAGCTGATGATGCTTGCAAAGATGATCTGGGTGTCGGCATCCCAAAGTTTTGCAATCAGCACATCAAATGCAATATCACGATGCCAAGCGTACACAAAGCCACCGACTTCAACAAACGCAAACAGGGCGAAGAACCCATAGGTCAGTATCGGGCGCACACCGGATCGCAGGTTGACCATCCATTGGCTGGCTCCCTGTCCTATGGCTATGTCGTGCGCGTAGAGTGCGGCCCGTTCTGAGGCTTCCGCTTCGATGGCTTGGCCCTCTACTTTGATCTCCTCCACCCGCTGCTGGGCCTCAAACCCGGCTTTGCGTAGCTCCAACTCGCGTTCAATCTGCAACTGGGCCATTGCCATCTCATGCTTCTTGTCAGCACGGTCTTGGAAGAAACTCAGCAGCTTGGGCAAACCCCCAGCAAGGAAGGAGATCAGGGTTGAGAGTAGGGTTAGCATTATTTGTCTTTCCTATTGAAAATCTCAAACAACGATTTAACTTTTTCTTCCAACACAGCGATTTTGATATCCATCTTCGCAAGCACAATAATCAATCCAATCAGCGCCAGCAGCATCGGCCAACCTTTCGCCAGTGCTTCGAAAAACTCCATGATCAACGGAATGTGAGGCTTGCATAAACAATAGCTGACATACTGACGATAAGCACCCCGGCTGTCTTCATGATCACGCCCTCAAGTCGTTTTAATCGTGCATTTATCTGCGCGTATCGTTCGGCGCAGACTGCTTCATGGGCTGAGAATTGTGCTTCAAGGCTCATGCTGCGCTCCAAGGCAGTGCGGTGTTGGCAGGGCTAACGGGTGGGGTAATCATGCTGTCAATCTGGCCCTGCACACACTGCTGTGCGCTGGTGATAGCCGACTCAGGAATCCAGCCAATGACGGTGGCTTCTGTCAGGCTGGCGTAGGGGATGAATACACCCTCTTGGTCAGCAGAGTTGAACTGCGTGTTGCCGCCGATAGAGGCGGTGTTAGTGCCGTCTACGCCAGTAACTTCCCAGATGGCGTTGACCACATAGTTAGGGTCAGGCTGCTGGAGCGTGTACATCGCGGTGATGCGGGTTGTAAAAGTGGTTGCCATGCTCAAACTCCGGGAGTTGGTGGGTTAGGGTCATACGGCTGGGGCGATGGCTGGCTCCAAGCGTAGGTAGCAATATTGAGATAGTAAGCCTCATCCAGCACGGTGGATGCCTGTGGGTCGTTTGGCACAAGGATGCAACGCCAGTAGGTTGACGAAATGACAACACCATCCTTGAGGACATCGGTGGTTTTGCGAACACCAATGCACCCGTTGGGCTGGATGTCAAACTGAGAAATGTAAATGACTTCTGTGAATACTGACATGATATTTCCTTAAAGTTAAGTGTCCGACATGGCTAATATAACCGGGTTAATTAAACAAAATAAGTTATTGAGAAAGTTGCTATGGATGTTGATCCAAAAGCGCCTCCACCTAAAGCCGATGCTATAGTTGAAGTAGCCCCTGTCAAAAAATAAAGAAATGTTGCATTAGGGTTTATAAAACTGTAAATCTGCCCCAAATAAACAATATTTTCGGCAAGTAATGTCCCTACGCTATTACTGCTTGTTGTACTATTTGCTGTAAAAGGCAATCCAGACATATAAATTCCTCCTCCAGAAAGTGTGCTGGCAGAAAATTCTATCCGTCCTTTTACTGTTACTTGCCGACCGACTTTGATATAGTCTCCATACGCCACACTTAGCGTTGATGTACCCCCAGCATTACCCCCAATTGCAGGTGTCCAAGTCCCCTCCTCATAGTCATCCAGCGTGTTGGCGTTGGTTGATGCGGATTGGGTTGCGGGGAATGTGATGCCTGCGCCGCTTTGAGGGACTGCACCTTGCAAGGCAACACTCTTGTCCTTTTCTGCGGCAAGCACTTGTGTAAACGTAACCGCATCTCCCGCAGTTCCCGATGGCGCACACTCCCACTTATGTACACCGTTAATCTGGATGTACATTGAACCAGGATCGCTAGTAATGTAGTAGTAGCCAGTGGTAGTGTCCTCATATACGTTGTTAGTCAATTTAACCTGTACGTTACCCGCCGTATACCGCTCGGAACGTAGACCACCATACTGAAGAATCAGAGTTGGGCTGGCATCACGCCACACTGTACCCGCCACTGGCACACCAAGCGCCCAGTTGTTACTCCCCGGACTTATAAGTTTTGGATTTCCATCCCCATCAGACAGCACGATGTAGTTGCTTGCTGTGCGAATGTCTAGGCCGCCTTGGTTGCCTGAGTAAGACCCAAGGATGGTGTTTTTAAGCCCTGATGTTACAGAGGAACCTGCGCCATAGCCAATAAATGCGTTAGCAGAATTTTGTCCTACCGCATTAAAAGCATAACCTGCTTGATAACCAACAAATACATTTGTGCCTGATGACGGGTTTGTATATCCAGCCTGATAACCAATATTTGTATTATTTCCACCAGACGTATTCGTATACCCCGCCTGATAACCCACAGCAGTGTTGTTTGAGGCTGTGGTGTTGGAGCCAAGAGCAAACATACCTAACGCAGTGTTATATCCACCAGATGTATTTGCGTTTAAAGTTGCATACCCTAAAGCTGTGTTATTTGTGCCAGTAGTGTTTAAATACATCGCCTCATAGCCAATAGATGTATTATTTACATTGGTGGCACTATTTTGCGAATAAAGGGATTTATACCCGTAAGCAACACTGTTTGATGCTGTAGTGTTGCTGTACATCGCCTGATAACCTACAGCAGTGTTGTTGGAGGCGGTGGTGTTGGACTGAAGTGCACGATTGCCATAAGCTGTATTATTTACCCCAGTTGTATTGCTCAATAAAGTTAAATAACCAAAGGCATTGTTTTCATTACCAGTTGTGTTTGAGACTAATGCGGATGAACCAAAAGCATTATTTTGTGTGCCAGTTGTATTGTTGTATAAAGTTGAATTTGCAAAACCATCAACCCGTGAACCGACTCCAATGTTGTTAGCGCCAGTTGTGTTGCTGTATAAAACTTGATGCCCAATGGCGACAATGTTTACACCAGTAGTATTGCTAAACCCCGCCTGATAACCTACAGCAGTGTTGTTGGAGGCTGTGGTGTTATTTGCAAGTGCAAATCGACCAAGTGCCGAATTGTAAGAGCCTGTATTATTAACTAATGCTCCAGCACCTACTGCTGTATTTTCTGCGCCAGATATGTTTGCTGAAAGAGCGCCTTGACCTATCGCCGTATTTAAACTTCCCGATGTGTTAGCAATCAATGCTGATGAGCCAACTCCCGTGTTATTAGAACCTGTGGTTGCAACATAAGCACCGTAACCTAAAGCCGTGTTATCAGTACCAGTGGTAAATACGCCAGCCACATACCCTATTGCGGTATTAGCCGTACCCGTTGTATTCGCCGCCAAAGCACTAGCACCCACCGCTGTATTTGTAGACACAGCACCTGCACCACGGCCCGCGGTCAAGCCTTGGATAACTGCGCCTGCGGTCAGGGTGGAGACACCTGTCACGCCGAGGGTTGTGCCAACGGTAGCTAATCCAGTGAGCGCAAGGCTTGTGCCTGTGGCTGCACCAAGTGCCGGGGTGACTAGGGTTGGTGAGTTTGACAACACGACATTTGTTGTGCCTGTGGAGGTTGTTACCCCTGTGCCGCCGTTGGCTACGGGAAGAATACCCGTGGTTGAGGTCACGGATGCCGTTACAAAATCAACACCGTTCCAGACTACAAAGGCTGCTGTGCCAGCAACAATGGTCACACCTGTGGTGGGGCCAACCCCGACAATCTTGATGCTCTGGGAACTGCTGGTTTTGTTGATGACGATGTAGGCTTTACTCTGCGCCGGGACGGTGATGGTGCGCGTAGCTGTACCGCCTGCTGTCCACAGGATAATTGCCTGTCGAGCTTGGTTTGCAGCCAGTGTGGTCGTTGTTAGCGTTACATCAGCGTCTGACGAAAGGGTGGTTGTCCCGGCAACGGCTGTATCCAGCAGAGCGGTTATGGACACATTGACTGTATCGCCCCATGTGCCAGATAGCTCTCCGGTGACCGGGAGTGCCAAACCAAGAAGTGATGTTGCTGCTGTTGCCATTAAATTCTCCTACGTTGCAATATTTTGCCAAGTGGGTGTTTGTGGATTCGATATCACACCCCATGCGGGGGTCTGTGGGACATTTATCACTCCCCATGCGGGAGTCTGTGAATCATCTATAACACTCCAAAAAGCAATTCCAAAACTTTCTACCGCGCCTGTCGCCGCCACACCTGTTAGAGCAAGCGAGTGGCTAGGTGCTACTGACCCCACTGCACCGGATGCCGCTACCCCTGTCAGGGCCGGGGAGTGTGCTACTCCCAGTGTTCCTACCGCACCTGCCGACACCACGCCTGTCAAGGCTATCGAGAAGCTGGGAGCTACCGTCCCGACAAACCCGCTGGCAAATGCCCCTGTCTCTGCGCTGGCTGACGTTGCTATAACCGTTCCAACCAACCCAGATGCCTCTACACCAGATAGGGCACTACTGACACTCGCTACAACTGACCCAACGGCTCCCGTTGCTGCAACGCCCGTGATGGCGAGTGTGCCACCCCATCCGTCACTACTCCATGCACCATCACCCCAGCCAAGAGACATGACATTAGGTTGTTGACAACCGCAGAAGCGCAGTTGATGTGTTACTTGTTGGCATGGTCAGCGTGAAAACACCCGCCGTGATCGTCTGGCTGCTGAAGGTGTGGACACTGACTGCTGTATTACCCTGTGTGGAGTTGTAGAGCAGCACCGCATCAAAAGCAGCAAAGGTTACGGGTGTTGCGCTTGCCCCATAGACAATACTCGCCGAAGCCGTCCAGAACGCCACACCCGCAGTGGCAGATGAATTGGTGGCTACCGGCACATTGGCGTTGGTAACAGTGACCCCACCAGCCGTGTAGTTGGTCGAAGAGACCTCGTTGGTTGCGCTATATGCCGTGGTTGAGGCGTTTACAGTAGCGCCTACCAAATACAGAGCGGCTTTAAACGTGTCTATTGTTGGTGAAGTCAAGCTAGTCCTGCTGGTCAGCGTGATACTGCCAAATTGGTGACCGCCATTGAGCAACTGGCCCATGAAGGAGGTACACATTGATTGTGTATTTGCCATGATTTATCCTAGTGAAGCTGCTTCAAGACCTGCAAACATGGACTTTTTCAAGGCTACATGTGCAGAACGGTGTACCAATTCGCCACCCAACCAGTATTCAACCCATGTCGTGGTTTCGTTGTCGTTTTCGATGGTTCCTTCCCGCTTGTCCAGCAGGGCTTCGTCCATCAGACCTTTGGTGGTTGTGATCATGGTAGCCTTATCAATGAGGTGGTGGATGAGTTGCTTGGCATCACAACGGTGAACGATGAGGTAGTGGTTTTGTCAGCGCCAAAGTCCAATACTGCCACCGATTTGTTGCTCTTGGTTAAATTGTAAATCAGCGCACCCCGTGCTGTAAACGCACCTGTTGTCCAGACCACATTGCTGAAGTTTATAAAAGCCGTAGTGCCTGTAACACTGACCGAGATGCCTGTCATTACCTGACCTGTTGCGGTGTAGCCTGTGCCTGTAATCTCCCCGGTCGCTGTGTAAACGGTGGTAGCCGCCCCTATATCGGCATTGGCTGTGTACAGCGCCATATAGAAGGTGTCTGTGGAGAAATCATGCACCGCCTGAAGCAGTTGCTGCTTGAAGGATGTGGTCAGGGTCTGGGAAATGCTCATGTGACGGGAACCCTAGCTTGTCCACTGCGGTAGGCGTCTTGACGTTCTAGGCCATCACCCAGACGTTTGAGTTGTGTCAGTGCTTCGCCTAACTTGGTGTTGTACAGCACAATCATGTCCTGCTCACCCTTCATGTAGGTGTAGGCTTCGATCAGTGTCCCATACAAAAGAGCAGGGTCATAGTTATCGCCGAGCCATGTGGTTCCCGTAGTATTGCCTACCGTAGCTACAGGAATGGAAAACCCAGACCCCGTACCTCCGATATTGGCTGCAAGCGCAGACATGGTGTTACCCACCACAAAACCTGTTCCCCCATTGACTACCGTAACAGCTGTTACACCACCGCCAGAAACAACAATATTTGCGGTAGCGCCAGAACCAGAGCCTCCCGTAAGACTCACATTGCTGTATGTCCCAGTTGTGTAAGATGTTCCTGCCGTTATAGCGCCAAGTGTCAAAATAGGCCGCTGAACAATGGACTCAGGATAGTAGTAGTAATGAAGCTCCATGCTGTAGGCAGCGTCTGGAGTAGGGCCGATGAGGAACGTGAGTTCTGTCGTGATCACACTGGAAGCCACGGCGGGGCCAAACAGGGCGTAGTACTTGGGTGACCCTGTGGATGTTGGCTTGGGGTACGCTTCCCGGATGAAGTTCACATCTTTGTTCAGCAAGTAGGTGTACGCGCCCGTGGTTGGGTCTATTGCTGCCAGAGAATACGAAGACAGGAAGTCATCAGGGCAGGCCAGATACTTGTTACTTGCGGTGGTGATGCCAGTTACATTCTTACGCAGTGCTGGAATCTGTACGGTGTTGTATATACGCTTCTCTGCCTGTGTGATAAACACATTCATGTCCACCGTAGGAAATGTATTCTCGGTGTACGAAGAGATTGCAGCAACCAACGCAGCGTAGTTCATGCCATCGGGCCTCGAGCGGTGATGCCTTTAGTGGCTGCACCGTTGCCACGGGTGACGATACCAGATGTCTTTACACCTGGCTGCTCTTGGCTAGTGATGCTCCCAAGCGTAGCACGGGCGTTTTTCAACAAGCCCATGCTCTCTCCTTTGCCAGGGTTTGCTTCCACGGTTACAGATTTACCCGTCATGGTGTGGGGCTTGGCATAGACGGCAGCACTGCCAACTTCTTTGCCACCTTGTTTTTGACTAAATGTAGCCATGATTAACCTCCACGACCAGATTTCTGGTTCATCACTTTAGCCATGCCACGACCGTACTTCATCATGTCCATGTCCGTCTTGCCGCCGTGAGCAAACTTGGTTGGGGTTTTGCCGGGGTGCATACGCTTCTCATGCTTATGCACAGCCCCAGCTATCATCTTCTTGTCCTGCTTCTTGTCTGCCTTGTCCATATCAACTCCTAAGTTACTGTAACTGAACCAAGTTCTAATTCTGCCACCAAATAGTTGGGTGTCAGCCCATCATCGTTTGCCCTAGACCCGCCTACCGGGTTCCAGTTCCACTGAAATATCCTGCTTCCTTCGCCCGGATTTCCGTCTGCCAGCAAGCCAGAAACCACATAACTCAAATCTCTGCGCGGATCGCGTAGACCCTGTGGGTCATCTACCGGGTACATCCCCAACTGCAACTGAGGCTGATCCGGTGTCCAGCAGGTTGGGCACACCAGCAAGTTGTAGGTTTTAGTCTTAACAACTTCCTTCTTCAGTTGCTTCAGTTTGTAGCGAAACCCACAGCGGTCACACTCCGCTATCGCATTCTTACCCGATGCAAACCTATTGCTCATTTTTACATAAACTGCTGTCTTGGCACGAATCGCACCGCTGCTTTCTCTCGGTCTTCATCTTGGGCCAACTGCCACGCTTCATCATATTGCATCTTCAATACCTGTAAACGCTCCATGCCGTTGGGCAACTTGAGCGCCAAGTAGTAGGCTAGCCCTGCTGCCACACAGGGTATAAACCTGAACGGCACATCCATCGTGTCAGAGCCATCCCCAGCGTTCTGGTTCCTACGCAGCCGCCAGTACACAAAAGTGTAGGTCTGGGAGCCATCAGGCGTAGGCCAGACGGTCACTGCCGGGGGGTTTGATACAAAGACTGCTGTGGTGCTTGTGTGTGATGCTGCGGTGGTGTTGGCCTGCCCTCTGGAGCAGTCTGTCAGGACGTTGCCCACGATGTAGCCGTAGTAGATGATCTCGTTGTCCACCTTGATGTACCCGGCAGCAGCTAGTCCTATGACTGAACTCAGTGTGATGGTGGTGGCTGTTGCGGTCACTGCTCCACTCAAGGTCAGCGTTGTGGCTGATGTCTGCCCTGAGTTGCGCTGCACCAGAACTTGAATGGGCCTAGCTTGGGTTAGCTTGTTGGGCAACGTAGCGTAGGTGCTAACACTGATGCGGGTGATGGTCAGGTCTGCTTGGTTGGAGGTCGAGTTGGCATCGGTGCGGATGACATGCTCAAGCAAGTCCACGGTGTCCACCGGAAGTGCATAAGTATTCAAGCCTTGAGTCAGGGTGAACGACCCCTGCTCAATCGTCCACATGTTGATGCCACGGTTGGCCCAATCCGCAAACATGATGTTGAGGGAGCGCCGTGCAGTACGCATGTCATACCCGGAGCGAAGTTCAGAACCCGCACGTTCAAATGCGTCTTCTATGACTTCACTCAAGTCCATGTCAAAGTTAGCAACGCCTGAAGTAGTCATTATCTAAATCCTGCTGTTTTCTTGGCAATCGTTTTAGGCTGTGCTACAAATTGTTTTCCACTGGCTTTACCTGCTCTTTTGGCTTTGGTTGTCGCGGCGTACTCAGCAGGGCTGAGAGATTTGATAGCCGCTTCAGGCAAGTACCGCTCCCCCGTCTTGCTCGACGGTTTACCAGACTTGGTGCGCCATTTCTGGTCACCCCAATCCTTCAGGGACTGCTGCGGAGCTTTCAATCTTTGTACCCGCCGCCTGCGGCCTTGTATCGTTTAGCCATAACCTGCGCTTTTCTCGCGCTCCATTCCCCAGCGCCCGTACCTACAATCGCCGCAGCCTTGACGCTGTTGAAAATACGTTTGCGAAGGCTGGGTTTGGTGTAGTTGCCAGCCTCATTGACCTTCGACTTCACAGCCCCACCCTCTTTGTACTGAGTGAAGTTTGTGTTGTCACGGCGGGCTTTCTTTTTCCCACCGGGCATCTTGCTGGGGTCAATGGCCCCCATACCACGGGAGGCTCTCATTTAGCACCACCTTTGGGTTTCTTGGCTAGAAACAGCTTATCAACCATCTCTATCCGCTGAGGTTTGGTTGTAACTTTGTTAATGATGCCAAGCCGTTTGGGTTTACTTGCGCCATAAAACCCAGCCTTTTTTAAAGACTGAGCTACTTGCTTTGGCCCTGCGGAGGTTGCCATATCAGCACATCTTTCCACGGGTCTTACCCCGTTGAGCTATGCCATCACCACGGCGGGATGCTGAGACTGAGCCACCAGATGCGTAGCCCCTGATAGCCCCACCTCCGGCTCTGTCGCCCCTCTCCCTATTAAAACTTGCTTTTTCTTTGTCCTTTGCCTCTTTAGCAAGCCTTGAACGCCGGTCTGCTGGGGTTTCAAAGTTTTTAAAGTAATTTCCAACACTTGAAACTGCATCACCGGCTTTTTCAGCAACGCGGGCTCTATTCTGTTGCGCTTCTGCGGCTGTTGGAACCCGGCTACTAGCTGAACCAGACGAACTTCCCGTTGCCCGTGCTATAGCATCCTTAGCTTTTTGTTGCGCTGGTGAAAGTGGTTTATCCTCTTCCCTATCACTTCGTTGTGTAGGGCTCGTTGTTTTCGCTGCTGGTGTCTGTGCTTTTGCTGCTGCTCGCTGTGCTGGGTCTTTAGACATTGGATTAGCTGCAAAGCCTCTCTTCTTCTCAGCATCCACCTGTGCATAAGTAGGCCCTCGCCCACCACCAGAGCCACTTGCTGATCCTGATTTGGAGATCGCTTTATCCTCTTCCCTATCACTTCGTTGTGTAGGGCTCGTTGTTTTCGCTGCTGGTGTTTTTGCTGCTGCCGTTCCTGATCCTGTTGTTGCCCCCGGACCACGTTTTGCGGCTCTAACGCCTTCGTCACGGTTACTTGGAAACGCATTAGCATATTCAGCAACTCTAGCATCACCTGTTGCTACTTGCGCTCCCCCTGCTGGTTTAGTTCTTGGCATGTCTTCAGTAACCCTAGTAACGCCCGGAGATACTGTTGATCTTGGTGATGCAAACCGTTTTTTCTCCAAATCAGCGTAACTAGTATCGGACTTGCTCGCGGGTGCTGCTGGTTTGGTTTCTGCTGTTTTGTGGATGCGCACTGGCGCAGGTGCTGATGCTGCCGGTTTGGTTTCCGGCGGTGCCGCTGTATCTCTTAGCGTTGCTGCTTTTAGCCGGTCATTCTCGGCTTCTACTTCTCGACCATAGCCAGCGCCGTACTTGTTGTACGCCTCTGAGCCCTTATCGTCAATGTTTCCTTGAAAGAAACGACCAAGCCCCAGAAAGCCACTGGATTTCTTTTCAGCATTGGAAGCTGCTAGACCAGCGGTTTTGGCTTTATCTTCTTCAGAATCTGAAGCACTCTCAACCATATCGCCTGCGCGGAATTTACGTATCTTCATAGTGTTCTCCTATTAGCAGGCCATGCCGCCACGGGTCATTTTGATTTGCTTGGCTTTGGTTTTGCCTTTGGAAGCAACACCGTCAGCAGCGCGAGTAAAACCACCGGTTGCCATTTTCTTAGCCATACCGCCCATGTTCATCATGCCTTTGCCATCACCGACAAAGGTAGGTTTGCCACCGCTCATGGGCATCCCGCCACCAGCCATTTCTTGGTCATGCCGCCCATGTTCATGGCAGAGTTTTTCATCATCTTGCCATCAGGCATCTTGTGCATACCATTTTTCTTAGCCATCATTGCCATCATTCCGGGATTCATTTTCGTAGCCATATCACCACCTTTTGAGAAAGATTTGCCTTTGTCGGCGTTAGAGAAATCCTTACCCACGGACTGTGGGATACCTACCTTCTTGGCAAAGCCCGGATTGTGGGCTATTGCTTCCATGAAATTGTGCTGCTTTTTGCTGGAGCTTGGCATTTAGCACATCCGACCTTTGGTCTTGCCGCGCTGGGCTATGCCATCTGCTGATTTGACGTAGCCACCTTTTTTATAGCCAGATGGTGTTTCTGCAAAACTGGGTATGTTTTTACGGTCTGCTTTTTCTTTTCTATCGCTGCGTTCTTCAGGTGTAGGTTTGGGTGTCATAGCCATTCCCGCAGTCAACGCCGCACTCGCACCCCCTAATCCAACGCCGAGGAAATCAAGCATGGTTTGATCACGATCTTTTTCAGGCTTTCTATTTCTTATAGCGTCGCGCCTGTCCTTTGAGATGCGGTCATAAATCATTGATTCTCGCTCTTGAGGCGACAGTGTGTACTCCTGCTTTGGGGTCTGTTTAAATTCTTTTTCAGCTGGAGGGCGCGTAAACGGATTGCGACCGCCACCACCGCCCATCATCCCACTACCGCCACCACCTTCAAGCAGTTCTAGTTCAGACAGTTTGCGACCAATTTTTGCCATAATATTCTCCTAACAAATCCGACCTTTAGTCTTGCCACGCTGGGCTATGCCATCACCACGGGATGATGCTGATACTGAACCACCTTTGGCGTATTTCTTAGCGTTTTTGTTGCCCCCCATTGCTTTTTCAAATTGCCTCTCGGCTTCTTCAAACGCAGACGTTCCGGGGGTGAAGCCAAAGACTTTAACTTTGTTAGTTATTGCTTTGGGTATGATACGTTTCCCGTCTCTTTCAGCATCGGCTGCTGCGGAATTAGATTTAGGAGTTAAGTACGATGGCCCCCCATCTCTCTCAGCATTGGCGGCTGCGGAATTAGCTTTAGGGGGTGTGTAAACCCCATCTCTTTCAGCTTCGTATGGTGCATCGCCCATTGAAAATCGTGTAGCCATAATATTCTCCTAACATTTCCATCTTGCAAGAGCCGCTGCTTTGCGGGTGGGCTTGCCTTTTTCATCCTTCATCGGCCCCGGCATACCTGACATCCGCGCACAGAACGAATCCTTGCGTGGGCCACCTTGGGGCTGTGGAGCCTTGAGGTTGCTGCCCGTTGCTGCGTTGTACTTGGCCCTGCCCTTGGCAGTCAGACCAGCCCCCTTGGAGATCGGTAGCTTCTCGCCCCGACCCACAGAGAGAACCGGGCCTTTCTTCTTAGCCATAAAAGACTACTGCGGTTGTAGTTGCTGACACCACGGCAGAGATATTGATAGCGCATCTAATACCTTCTCCGGGAAATATCATATAAATAGAACCCGCAGCCGCTGGTGCAGTAAACGAAAACATGGTTGTGCCGCTTGTTCCATCATTTAATACAACTGTTGCGCCTGTTGAGTAGCTAATGGATATGCCCTTGATACGGGTTGGGCCAGCAAAAATTGTAGTGGTTGCCCCTGCTGCTGCCGCGCCACTTTTTACGTCTGTTTGCATCATAGTCAATCTCCAGTTGTGGGGTTGCCCCCGAAGATTAAGCTGTGCGTGTAAACACGTAGGCTGTTGCGCTAGAGAACATTAGCGTGAACCGGGCCAAGCCAGTGACGCCAGAAGCAATTGTCAGATCACCAAAAGAACCGGGAGTGTCAGCGGCGGCGGTAGACAAGATGCCGTTAACAGCTACAACAACAGTCACAACTGATGCACCCGCAGTGTTGTCAATGTACAGGTCAAAAACTGTGCCTTTAGCTGCACCTAGTGCTGCGCCAAGCAGCGTGCCGGTTGGCAGCGTGATGGAGACTGTTCCAACAGAGGTGGAGGTGATGTAGCCAGTAGCAACTTCAGCAGCAGTGGCTGTTGCAGTGGCGTTGATTGCGGAGGTCGTAGCGTGCGTGGTGCTGCCTGATCCTGCAATGTTGCCCGTGACGTTGCCCGTCAAAGCGCCAATAAAGCCGTTGGTGGACGTAACCGGGCCAGAAAACGTGGTTGATGCCATGATTTTTCCTTACATACAAGTTAGGCGCATTAGTCTGTATGTCGTCAGCCGGGGCTGTCTAATGCACCGGAAAGCCCGGAGTAGCTGCAATATACCCTAAAAAGAAAGGGAGCGCAAGCCCCCTTTCTTATCTACATCAAGTCGAACCCGGCGATCCGAAGATGCCTAGTGGGTCAGACCAGCCGAAGCTGTAACGCTCACGGGACTTGTAACGCACGTTGCCTGTATCAAAATCACCGTCCATTGAGTTTGCCAACGCTGCACGTTCAAAATGCTTCAGGCCGTTAGGCACATCGGTCATCAGGAACCATGCATTGGTATCAGTCAAGAAGTGGTTGATGCAATACCCTTGTGGGATAGAGCCGTTGTTCTTCAAGGCGTTGATATCGTTGTCGGCAGTGCCAACACGTAGATTGGTTTCCAGCAAGCGGGTTGCAGTGAACTGCAATGCTGGCGGGATGACCAATTTTTTGGGCTGTGCTGCGATCAGAAGACCGCGCTCATCAGTCCAAGCAGCGATCTGAATAACTGCGTTTTCCAACGAAGTTTCGTTCAAATCGGCTGCGGTTGCAGGACGGTTGCTGTTGGTTCCGCCAGACACCAGAGGGTGAGCAGTAGAAATCAAAGAAACCCCGTCACCACCCACATACGAGCTACTGAAAGCGTTGTTCAGGGTAGATGCAGCTTTGACCTGCTTGGTATACGCCATTGCACGGGCCAGAGCCTTGGTGTAACGGGCAGACAGCGAGTCATACAGGTTGTCCTCCACAGCCTCTTCAGTGATGGAGAAGCCAAGAGCAATGGTCTCGTGGTTGTACCGAGCCGTAAACGCTTCCTGTGCATTGTCATAAGCAATGGCAGAACCCTCGTTCTTAACTGGTGCAGCGGAGAACCCCGACAGCTTGGTCTCTTCTTCAAAAGAAC